TTAAAATTTCGGGAAAATCGACTTTTTTATCTATTTTTTCCCACTTTTTCCATTTATAGTAAGGATCATTTGGGTCACGAGTGCCTAAAACAACCAAATTTGCCTCTTGATGATGAAAATCAACGCTCAAATGCTCTCCTTCAAAGATTTCACACCAAAATTCTGCTGGATGAAAGTCATCCGTACTACTTTCAATCCATTTTTTACGAGCAAAACGCCCCATTCCGAGTAAATTAAAGGAAGGACGCACAATATAAAAGTCGGGTATGGGAACTGTGGTTCCAATAGGACCACAAGTATAACCCAAAACCCGACTTAAAAACAATTTATTGTATATCCAAAGATCATCAGAGTGTATATGATTCCATTCATCATTACAGTCTAAATTATACATGCACTATTTACCTTGTCCTCTGTACTTTTTCCTAGGACCGTTGCGAGACGAGGCGGAATACTTAGTGCCGCCACCTGCTCCCTGCCGAGATTTCTTGGGAGGACCTGGAATATAAGAAGTTTTACTATTCAAACCACCTTTTGCTTTAGCCATTTCTTAATTCTCCAATAATTTCAGTTTCAATTTGTTCGGGACATGGGGACCCTGTCTTGTAAAATTCAATTGCAAGGTCCTCCATAACATCAAAATACTCTTCTTCGGAAAGAGCCGTATAAATTCTCCGTCCATCGCAGATAATATTATACTTGGAAATTTGTATCTGACTGTTAACCATCAAATCACTCTTGTTTTTTCGTGACCAACTCTAATTCGTGGATCGCACCAAATTTCAAATCCTGCTTCTTTTGCATCTAAACAGAAACTTACGTCTTCTCCACACATATCCTGAACTTCTCCGGATTCAAAAACTTGCATCTTTGGTGCAAACCAAGGATACTTCATTTCGGGGTTTTCAAATACTCCGTTCTTAATGAGAAGCCATCCAAATCCAGTGTAATCAACGGTAAATGGCTTTCTTCTCTTGCTCATTGTTTCAAGAGTTTCATGATTCATGACTCCACCATTGTTGCGGAAATCATCTTCATCTAACCAGTGAGCAACCGAGGTCGTCATACCATCTTCTGTACAGTACCAACCTGCTGCAATGTCCTTTTCCATAAGAACTAATTGCATAAACTTGGATGTATCAAATACGATATCAGAATCAATCCAAAGTTGCCAATCATAATTCAGTTTACCGTCCCAGGGTAGTTGATCAGGTCCTCTGAGTACGTTTGCACCAAGACACTTACATCGGGCAAAATTTACCATCGATGAATAGTCTTGTGAAATTTGAATACTAGCACCTGCTTGTACAATATCAAAACACAATTGTACGAATGCTTTTAAAAATGTATATGAAACGTTTCGACCAGGAAGGCAAAAGACGATGCTTTTACCACGAATCATTTCTCTTGCCAGATCATAGTCCCATTCTTCTGTAGTTTTTGATGGAACCGGTGTTTTTGCTTTTACAGTAAATCCTTTAGCCATAAAGATTAATTTGGTATTTCATAATCATACAGTATTATATAGAGTTTGTCAATGAGATGAGTTGTAGGAAAGTTCTTTACTGAAGATCACTTTTTCGTATGATAAATCTTCCTTATTTACTGTTCCTGTTATACTAACGAAGTTACCAATCATCGACCATATATTGTTGAAATCTTCCTCTGAAAGAGAATGGTAGATGCAATTATTCTTAAGGTAGATATGATACTTATATTCATTCATTTTTGTGCTCCCTCAGTACGATCTCATTTCCATCAAGTGCAACCTCAACTTCCGTTTCTTCATACCAAGAGATTTCATTAATCATCCACTCCGGAATTACTATGTAATATTCCCCCGTGATTGGATCGACTCCTATGGATCTTACATCCTCCCCGAAATTTTTTTTCATTTCTTTTTATATTAATCTATTTTTTCCTTTTTATATAGCGGAAAATTTTTTTATTATGAGTGTTGTAAAGACCTCGCTTGGGTAACACTTTGTAGGTTAGGGTAGTGTTGCGTTTTTAAAACCGCGCCCGCGCCCGATATAACAAACCCCCCCACAATCAACTGCCAAATCACGAACGAATACAGGGGGCAGAGATGCCCCCCATAAGTGTCATCAACTCACCCCCACTGTGCCGGTACGTCGTCAGCGTGGGTTTCGGAGTACTGGGCGGCGATGACGGTAGCGGGCAGACCCCAGTGAATGTACGCGGAGGGGCGGGAACCATTCTTCAATTGATCAGCGCGGGAGATCCATTTGATCTGGCGGGTCTGCAGGTCGGAGCAGGCGGCAAGGGGGAAGCGCATGAGCGGGAGAGGTGTGAACTGAGAGAATTGTACCATGGATCAGAGCGGGTTCGCCAAATCCAGGAAGCGATTCACGAACGACCCCAGACCAGTGCCAGGGATCAGAACGCGGGCAATGTCGCGGCGGCGGATACGATGGGCAGACTCATGACCGCTCTGCCAGTCGATGTAGCACGTACCCGCCAACGGGAAAATCTCCAGCGCGGCAACGGCAACGGAGGGGCGGCGGATCGTGAAAGACAGGTCGGTAACGGGGTTGGGCATCGGAGCGGTTCGGAACTGCGTTAATTGTACCATGGATCGGGGCAGGGGGATCAGTCCATCCCCATCGCCTCCTTAAGGGCGTTGTATGCTGCCATCCAATGATCAGCATCGGCGTCGTTTCCTTTGATCCGCTCATCACAGGAAATGCAGAGCAGAGCAGTCCGGATGGTTCCCCACTTACCCTCCGGCAGGGTCACGGTGGTCAGGGTCTTAGGGTTCCAGGGAGTGGCAGTCATTGGGTTTGTTTGAACTGATAGAATCCTAGTCCCTAGGGGGGCGGTTCCTAGCGCCCCTGTGCCAGTGGGTTGACCGGCACAGGGGTTAGGTATTAGAACTCAAGCGGATTCAGAGTAGGAATGCCAGCAGTTTGAGCAGATTCACTGTCAGAAACGCCGTCAGTAATAGATTCAAGAATTTGGAGAATTTCGCTACCGGTAGAACCTTGGCGCAGAAGCGAAAGAAGAACATTACGGGACATAAGTTTGTGTTAGTAAGTGTGGAAATCAGGCAGCAATCGGTTCAGGAATCAGGCGCAGGATGTCATCCTCCCAACGGTAGAAGGTAAGAATCTCATCATACGTATTGTCGGCAACTTTAGGTTGCTCTGCCTTCAGGATTGCATTGCGGCACTGTTCGGCAACTTGGTCCAGAGTGTAGAGTGCTTGGCAGTTGTAGCGCATTTGAGGTTTGTTTGGTATGGGTCAATTATAGGGCAGTTTAGGGTCATGCCCAGGACCCATGTGCCAGTTTAGAGATCGGCCAGCATTTCGTTCATCTCATCGGCATCGATTGCCACGCTGTCCCATGCAACGCCATCCTTAGTCTGCCCAAGCATACGTCCGATCTGACCTTCAATCATACAGCGCACAAACTTGTCCCAAGGGGTCTCATTCTCACCACAAAACTCTACACATGCCACAGCAGTATTGTAGAGGAAATCATCATTCTGAATCCACAGGGCAGCATTCCAGGTTTCGTAGGTTGCCCAACCGTTGTAGGTGCTGAGGGTGAGGTCCTTCATGGCGTTTGTTTGAACTGAGTTAATTGTAGGGTATGGGGTGGGGGTTCGGAACCCCCCGTGTGCCAGTTTGCCGATTGGTCAGGGCAGCAGTGCCAGACGCTCAGCACGGCGGGCTTTCTCCAGAATCTCAGAAAGTGCGGGGGTTTGTTCAATCAAACGAAACTCACACTTAGAGTAATCGTAACCCTGTTCTTCGGTCAGTTCCTTAGCGTATGCCACGGCAGCAGAGTGATAATCGAACAGGCGCAGGGAGTTGAAATCTTCGCCTTCATAATCCCATCCGCCGATGACAGCGTAGGCGCGGGGCGTGTCGGTCATTTGATTTCCGTTTCGTTTGGTATGCCTTAGTATTGCAGCAAATGGGGGGAACCGCAAGCGGGGGTGTGCCACCTATTCAACTGTCACACGCCCTCCAGCAGGTCGGGATTGTATTCGGTAATCTCTGCAATCAGTTCCTCTTCAGTATAGCTATTGAGATTATCTACCAGTGTATCAAATACAAACTGCTCCATCGTTTTCATGTCCATTCCATCCATAATCTGTTCGGCGTAACTCTCAATCAGAGTGCTACGATTGTCAGTCCAGGATTTAATGTTGTTGTTCATACAATCACCTTCAGTTCGCGGAGTTCGTTGTCGATGCAGTCAAAGATTTCAGTGTAGAGGTAATCGTATTCATCCAGATTGTTAAGAACTTTCTCTGCAATCTCACGGGGTTGTGTTACCTGATCGCAATTATCATCCATCACGAATACATCTTCGCCCGTGAAGATAAATGCAGCAACAGGTGCGTCTTCACCTTGTTGTTGAATCAAACGATCAACAGATTCTTTGAGTTGTTGTAGAGTTCGTGCCATCAGTGGTGAAGAGTGATAAGGGCGGAAGCAAACTTGTCATCATCCAGAGTTGCCAACTCATCATCAGTGAGTCTAACTAACAGGGCAACGATTTCAGCGAATGACATAGTGGGTTCTTTGAGTTCGGGGTAGAGAGTTTCAGTAATCATAATCACCTTTCAGGTATTCATCCAGGTTGAAATCTTTGCTGTCCTGCATCTCCGGAATGTCGAAGATTTCACCGGGAGCATCTTGAATCTCAGACCAGAGTTCGTCAAACATTGTGGGTTTCCCTCTCAACAAAGTTAGTATGGCACGGGATGGGGGGGTATCTCAACCCCCCGTGTGACAGTTCAGCGACCGTTCTGATAGGAACCCAGAACGTGACCGTCACGGCGGACCTCAGCGTATCCGAAGTCTTCGGAGAGGTCAAGGCAGAGGTCCCACGCCCGACCCTCATCGGACACACTCTCCGACTCATGGGGGGCGGAAGGAACGTAAACTTGGAAACGCATTTGTTTGATTTGTTTGGTATGAATCAATTATAGGGGGTCAGCGGGCATCCCGGCGGGCACCGTGTGCTACTCCCTCAGCTGGCACACTGGAACCGACCCTGGTTGAAGTTAGCATGAGAGAATACCTCACGATTGACCAGTTTGAACATACCAAACCGATTGGAGAGTACGTAACCCTCAGCATCAATACGGTTGCCGTTGATGTATGCTGCAGGACCATCATTGCGGCACAGATGCAGACAATCATCCTTGATTGATTTCACCAGTGCCCACAAACGAATCAGGTTAGGATCACACTCAAAATCATCCTCATGCACACGGTAATTCTCACGAATACGGGCATTGATTTGTCGCTTAATCTCTTCTGCTTTCTTTGCAGTCACAAACTGTACAGCAGTTGCCATTTGGCGGGCAAACTTTACCACGTCCTCTACATCATCAAAGCGCACGGTTCCGTTGCTGGTAGTCCAGGGATCGTGCAGAATGTATCCTTCTGGTTTGACAAACTTAACGTGCTCAGTGTCAGCCCAGATGCTACGGTCAGGGAATGCCTCAGCATCACGAAGATCGCTCTCAGCATAATAGCAAGTGTGAGGAGCGATGATAATGTTTTGCGTTACGATGTCACCGAACTGATACGTAATCAGGTTGGATTTGTATTCATTCAGTCCACCGAAACCGATGAAGTCTGCCTGATAGATTGTCTCCAAACGGGGCAGATGATCAAAGCAGCAGTGTAGAATCTGTGCAACTTCGCCCTGATAGAAGAGGTCAATCTCCTCATGATTGTGAGCGATACGAATCTTTTTCTTGTTGAATACTGCCTTGGTTCCTACAAAGAACTCACCGTTAGCAGGGTCAATTCCCCACACGATTGCAGGCGCACCATCAATCTTGACACTCAAAGTGCCAGGTTCAATGAACCAATCCAGAACGGAAAGATCACCCGTCATGATGGTATCTTCGGGGTGGTCAAGGTGAATGTTTTTCATACTGTTAGTATGGCATGGATTCCGGCGGATCGCAACCAGGTTTGTGCCAGTTCACGAAGTGGCACAGGACCCCTTCCGGTGCCCTCTGGCTGCCCTATAATATGGGGACAAGGGAGAGAGGGGCGGGGTAGCCCTGACGACGCAAATGATCGCCACCGGGGCAGCTTTGAAATAGTTATATAATGCAAGAAAAAAGGAAAGGGCACCACCCCTTTCCTTATAACCTCTACCACCCATTTGTCCAGTATGATTAGCACCACAGGAGTAACTTTCAATGAAGAGAGAGGCAAACTCATTCCTCTCTGTATTATATCATACTTTAGAAGTTGCTGTCAAAGATGTAACCATCCACGAAATCGAAATCATAACGCATACTTTGCTCCCAAGTTGCTTCCCAGTCAATGACAAGAAAGGAAGGAACATCACCGTAGATTTCGTTATAATATTCTTCGGCAAAGTCAGCACCAGAATCATACGCGCCACGGTAAGCATCACGAACGTGCTCAACGTAGGAAATCCCGTGATATCCTACAAATGCATCCACTACATCATAACCAAGGTCCTCACCGTGAGACACGTATTCTTCATAGAATGCAACGAAATCTTCTTCGTTGTTGTTGTCGATGAACTCCAGGATATCATCGATGTAATAGTTGTCTTCCAGCAATTGATCGATCTTCTCTACAGTTTCAGCAGCGAAGATTTCTTTGTAGTTAGCGGAGAGAGTCACGGTCATTTGGTGGATTTGTTTGGTATGAATGTAGAATATCAGGGATTGAGGCGGTTGTCTAGGGGGTGTGTG